TACAATTGACTTATTGTTAGTTACCAATGGTGCAAATTCTAGTGCTAAGATGTCAGTTGAGTTTTACCACAACGATGATACTACGTATCACAAACTTGTAAACAACCATAGCATTGCAGGTAATGATATATACAACATATTTAATTCAGCGCAGTTTCATCTACACGCAGGTGATAAGATTGTAGTGCACAAAGAAGCAGGTTCTACATTTGACATTACTATGTCAGGTAGAGAGTATTATAACCCTGCAAGACCGTCATAGCGGCATTGCAATATTGTGTGTTATAATTATTACATAAGTATGGTATAACTATCTTCGGTAGCAAAAGTTACCGTTAACATATATGGAGATAGTTATGAAACAGTGGTTTAAAAAAATATTTATTGCGCTTATCGAAGCACGTCAAGCTGAAGCTAATCGTCGTATCGCTATGATGCAACTAGGTTCAATGACAGATCGTGAACTAAATGATATTGGTATTGGACGTGGCGACATTCGTCGTGTTGTATATGACGAGAAAGAATATATCAATGAAGAAGCCAAAGAAAAAGAGTACCGTAAATTCGGCTGGGAACTACACAAAGCCAACCATGCGTAAGAACTTGTTTGGTAAAATCAAAGCAGGTACTAAAGGTGGTAAGGCAGGTCAGTGGAGTGCTCGTAAGGCTCAGATGCTGGCTAAACAATACAAGGCTAAAGGCGGGGGCTATAAATAATATGGCTCTCGCTAAGTCACAAAAGTCACTGAATAAGTGGACTAAACAGAAATGGCGTACTAAGAGTGGCAAGCCTAGTGCTGAGACTGGTGAGAGGTATTTACCTTCTAAGGCTATTGAGTCTCTTAGCAGCTCTGAGTATGCAGCTACCACTAGAGCAAAACGAAAAGGCACTGCGGCAGGTAAGCAGCATGTGGCTCAACCTAAAAACATCGCAAAGAAAACCGCTAGGTTTCGGAGGACTTGATGGCTGAAGCAACTAAAACATTTCTTGATGACTGGAAAGTACTACCTCGTCTTATGATGCTAGTGGTAACCATCCTTACATACAAATCTGTGTTTTGGTTTATGGCCTTGCCTGATCCTAGCAATGCACAAGCTGGTCTAGTATCAGTTTGTATGGGGGCATTAACAGGATGTTTCGGCATCTGGGTAAACGGTGAGAATAAGAAGAGTGGTACATCTTCCTCTAAAGATACTAGGTAGCCTATGCCTGATCCTATTATTATCTAGTTGTGGATTAACTAGCCTACCCTTTTTTGGAGGTGGCGGTGGCCCAACAGTAAACTCAAACGCTCAGTTAGGCAAAGAAAATACTCAGCAAGTTGTAGCTCAACAAACTACACAAGATGCTGGAAGAGATATTGTAACTGAAACAAAAGAAGTTGAAGCTAAGTCTATAGAAGATTTAACCATCAAGAATACTAACATACCTGTGTGGGTTATGGTTCTTTTGATTCTAGGATGGTTACTACCAACTCCAACCCAAATGGGACAAGGCTTATACGCACTGCTTACCCTACCATTTAAAAGGAAAACTAATGGCGTTCAAACTAAGCAATAGATCACTAAAGAAACTTGAGGGTGTACACCCAGATATGGTAGCAACAGTTAGTCGTGCTATTGAACTGACTACTGTCGATTTCGGAGTGACGTATGGCGTAAGAACTTTAGCAGAGCAAAAGAAACTATATGAGTCTGGACGATCACAAACTATGAAGTCTAAGCACTTGATTCAAGGTGATGGGTACTCACATGCTGTAGACCTAGTAGCGTATGATGGCTCAGATGTAGTATGGGAAATTAATGTTTACGATAACATTGCTGATGCAATGGCTGAAGCTGCAAATGAAGTAGGCTGTAAGATTAAGTGGGGTGCAGCGTGGTCAGTAGGAAACATTGCTGAGTATGTAGGTACAATGGAAGATGCAATGAATGAATACATTGATCTACGTCGATCTGAGAATCGTAGACCATTTATTGATGGCCCTCACTTTGAATTGATGGTATAATAAGGAAGTACAATGGCTCGTGAGTTAACTGAACAACAACAAAAGTTTTTAGCTGTACTCTTTGATGAGGCAGGAGGAGATGTTCTTACAGCTAAGAAACTCGCTGGCTATTCGGACACAACAACTACAACCCAAGTTGTTAAAAGCCTTAAAGAAGAAATCATTGATGCTACACAAATGTTCATGTCACGTAATGCACCTAAAGCTGCAATGGCTATGGTTGGTGCTTTGTATGATCCAACTGAACTAGGCATTCGTGATAAGATGCAAGCTGCCAAAGAACTACTTGATCGTACAGGTCTAGTTAAGACTGAGAAGATGCAAGTAGAAGCTAAGGGTGGCGTTATGCTTATGCCTCCTAAACAAATGGATGACGATGACTAAACCATTAAAGCAATGGAAGTTACCCCAACCAACTGACATAAAAGAAGACAACGAGTGGGTGCCAATCCCACGTATATCACGTACCATACCCTTTGGGTACGACTTAGACCCCGACGATCCAGACGTACTGTTGCCCAACGAATACCAATTAGATATGCTAGAGAAAGCTAGTCAATATCTAAAACAGTATTCATATCGTGAAGTAGCCAACTGGCTTACACGGAATACAGGTAGGGAAATATCCCACGTAGGTTTGAAGAAGCGGTTAGACAATGAGCGAAGAAGAAAAAACAAAGCTGGAAGCCTACGCAGATGGGCAGACTATGCGAAAAAGGCAATCGCCAAAGCGGAGGAACTCGAAGCCAAACGCCTCGGTGCCAAAGCGCACAATGACCAAGAAGACACAGCAGAAGCCTAGTGCACCAGCTATTGCTACTACAGTGGAAGAGATTCCGATTGAGCAGCAACACAATGTAATCTTTAAACCTAATGCTGGCCCCCAGACTGACTTCCTAGCTGCAGGTGAACGAGAAGTATTATATGGCGGCAGCGCAGGTGGCGGTAAATCCTATGCGATGTTAGCTGACCCTCTACGTTTTATGGGACACCCTAGCTTCTCAGGATTGTTGCTTCGCCATACTACAGAAGAATTACGGGAACTTATCTTTAAATCACAAGAGATGTATCCTAAAATATGGC